ACCCCTCCCTCCCTGAGGCGGACGTGGGCCTGGCGGTCGTCGAGCAGCTGGACGACGAGGAGCTGCCCATCGCCGTCCAGGCGGACAACCCGGTTCAGGCCGCCAATGACCTGATCCAGCAGCGCCCGCCGCTCGAGGTGGACCCCATGGCTCGGGTGGACCTGGCCGCGGCACCCACCAGCGCCCTGGCCAATCCAGTGGTGCCATTCCCCTCGCAGTGGGAATCGCTGCCCACGTCTCAGCTCAAGAGCGTGGCCGCGCCAGAGAACAGCCCTGAGTTATTCCAGCGGATCCAGAACCTGACCGGCCGCGACTGGGAGGAGTTCACCAAGGCCGACGTGATCGAAGGCCTGAACCTGATGGCGGGCGACGGGATGACCGTGCTGCCCAACCGCTTGATCGCCGGCCAGCAGATCCTGCCCACGGGCGACATCGGCGTGGACCCCGCCCGCTTTCAGTTCAAGCAAGGCGTTGACACCCAGGGCCAGCAAAAGGGCAACTCCCTCAGCGGGGTGGATCGCTGGAACCCCGATGCCGAGGGCGTGATCCAAACCTGGACCGATCCACTGGACGGCAAGCCCTATGTGGTGAACGGCCACAACCGGCTGGCCAAGGCCAAGGAGCTGGGCATCCCCTCGATGCGTACCGAGGAGCTACTGGCCGCCACCCCTGAGCAGGCCCGGGCGATGGGGGCGATCACCAACATCTCCAGTGGTGGTGGCACGGTGTTCGACGCGGCCAAGTTCCTCCGCGATGGCGGGGTGACTGACCCTGCCCAGCTGGAGCAGCTCGGCATCCCGATGAACTCGGGCTTTGGCGGGCAGGGCCTGGCGCTCAGCCGCTTGCCGCAGAACATCTTCCAGTCCGCGGTGGATGGCTCCATCCCCCTGGGCAAGGCCGTTGCCCTGGGCGGCAGCTCCCTGGATGAAGCCGGGATGCAGGCCGCCTGGAAGATGCTGCAGGGCCGCGACATGACCGACGCGACCTTCAGCGAAGTGGTGCAGATGGGCCAGTCGGCCCGCACCGTGGAAGGCGATCAGGTGGACCTGTTCGGCAACACCGAGCAGCTCAACACGATGGTCCAGAAGGCCGAGCTGGCCGCCAAGGTCCGCGCCGACCTGATTGGCGACAAGAACCTGTTCGGCCGCGTGGGTCGCAACGCGGGCAAGCTGCAAGCCGGCGGCAACGTGATCGATGCCACGGGCAGCCAGGACGTGGCAGCCCGCGCCCAGGCGCTGATCGGCACCTTCGACGCGGAGAAGTACGCCGATGGCACGGCCATCAGCGAGCTGCTGAACGAAGGCGCCGCTCAGCTCGCCCAGGGAGGCAAGGCTGCAGTGATCGCCCGCCGGATCAAGCAACAGCTGGTGGCCGCGGCTGAACAGGCACCCGTCCCGGAGGTGCCCCGCGTGGAAGCGCCGGTGGAGCAGGCGCCTTTTGAGCCGCGGGCCATGACTCCGGACGAGCGGGCCGCGATGCAGCTGGCTGCCGTGCAGAAGGCCGCGGCCAATGGCCACGTCCGCCCATCCACTACGCCGATCCCTGCAATCCCCCGCGACAGCGGGGTGAACATCGAGAAGGCGGCCAAGGATCTGGAGGCCGGCCAGATCACCGATGACGTGGTCCAGCTGCTCGATGACGAGCTGCGCCTGCGCCGGGAGCATGAGGAGCTGGATGCCGCGATGAAGCGGGCCCAGGTGCAGGAGGTCCGCGATGCCATCGGCTACGACGAGCTGACCTTTGAAGAGAAGAAGGCCCTGGGGATAACCGAGGGCTTTGTGGCGCCGGCATCGCCGACGATCACCCCTGGCTTCACCGCTAGAGATCGCGCCAAGGCCAAGGCTGGGGGCAGCGCCTACTCACTCGAGCAGCTGCAGGCCCGGCTGGCTGCCGCGGAGGACCCGGTCACCGCCGCGCAGATCCAGCGAAAGATCGACGAGCTTGGCGAGCCAGCGGACTCTTTCACGCTGCCGCGAGAGCTCAGCAAGGCCGCACCGCGCTATGGCATGGGCACCCTGGCCTTTGAGTCCGACCTGGACCGGGCTGCCTACATCCTGGCGAGGGACGCCAGCGGCAAGACCAGCAAGAGCGCTGCCAAGTTCCGTGCCGCCCTCGAGGCGCAGGGAATCAACGTCGAGGACGTGATTCGCCACGGCCAGGAAAAGGTGCAGCCTGCGGTGAAGGCCGCGGCAGGTGGCGGGGCAGCCCCCACCAGCGCTGTTCAGATCACCGTCCCAAGCCAGGGCTTCGCTCCTCAGGGCGGCGGCCTCCGCGCCACCATGCAGCCCTCCGCATCGCGGCCAGGTGCCGGCATCCCCTCGCGCCTGGTGGACGAGTGGCTGTTTGAAAAGCCGGATGGCTGGGCCGCAACCGCTGCTCGGCAGCTGATGTCCACCAAGAAGCCCAAGGACTTCACCAAGCGCGAGGCCTTCCTGGTGGACTTCGCGGCCGAGGTCCGTGACTTCGGGGGCGAACAGCGCTTTCGTCAGGCGTGGCTGGACATGGTTGAGAGCAACGTCGCCAAAGGCGCGGACGCTTCAAGGGCTGATGAGCTCGAGGGCTGGCTCGCCACCTACGCGGAGAAAACGGCGCAATCACTGGCCCGCAGCGCCACCGGCGAGCTAATGCAAGCTCTAAAGGAAGGCGCCCGCGTATCCGGCATCAACCCGGAGCGCATGAAGGTGCTGAACGAGATCGCCATTGCCGACCAGTTCGGCCTTGATCAGTCCTATCTGACGGCCAAGGCCTGGGATCCGGTCAACGCCCGGCTTCTGGACCAGCGCCCCTTTACTGACGCTGCTCGGTACATGGACAGTCGGACCGCCGGACTCCGAGTTCCCGTCCAGTTTCCAGGACCTCTTCAAGACTCAATTCTTCTGTCTTTGGAGCTGCAGCTCTCAAAAGCCTTCGGACAAGGGCGGGCAGCCTCAGGGCGGCGCGGGCGATCCATGGTCGGCGATGCGTATCACGAGTCGTTCCACCGGCTTCAGGAGTTCCTGTTCCCGACCGAAAAGGCTGCATTGGAGACGCCGGAGGCAAGAGGGGAGATGGTTGCCCTGATTAAGAAGGGCGGCGGTGTTTACCAGCCTGACATGGACATCATGGAGATCCAGGCGGAGGCCTTCGCGGTTTGGGCGCTGCGCAGGTACGAAGTGCGCTCCAAGGGCAGCGCGGTGCAGGCGATCTTCTCCGCCATCAGCGAGCTGGTCAACAACGTCGGGGCCGTCGTCCGCGTCGCCAGGCAGAAAGCTCCAACCCTGATTGACGTCTTTGAGGACGCATGGAACGGAGGGATCGGCGATCGCTCCGACAAGGTGCTGCAGAAGCTGGGCAACCCCGACTTACTACGGGTGGCGGGTGATGTAGATGCGCAGCTGGCCAGGATTCGCCCAGACCTTGCTCAGCGGGTCCAGGCCGAGATCGACCGCAGGTATGCGCAAGTCGAAGCAGGCCTGGATGATTGGAACAATCGCAACCGTGAGGAGGGCTGCTGATGTCTAGCTGCGAAGAGCTCTATCAAGAGAGGCAGCAACTGCTCGCCCAGAAGCTCGCCCTTGAAGAGGCCGGCGCATCCCTCTCCCGCCGCCTCCGGGCGACCCAGGCGCCGCCTCCGGGCGATGGCTTGAGCTTTGACGGCCAGAACGTCATCCCGGATGAAAAGGTCCGCGATTCGCTGACCGATCTCGAGCGGGCCTTTGAAGACCCCACCCTCAACCGCGCCGTAGAGCGCGGCCTGGAGGTTGGCGGGCGCACCGACATCGGCTCCGGCCAGCCCAACAACTACGTCCAGCTGCTCCAGCGGATGGAAGTGCAGACGGCGGCGGACTACGCCCAGCTGTCGCAGGCCCTGCTCAAGACCGGTCAGAAACTCGACCCTGAGGGCTGGCGCTTCGCCAGCGAGACATACGGGAAGGAGCGGATCGCCGAGCAGATCATCGAGTCCTACGCGGAGTTTGTTGATCCCAACCAGGTGATCATCAAGATGGCCGCTGACGCCGCCCCATTCATGGGGATGGTGGAGCGGATGACCCGGCTGCGACTGGCTGCCGATGGCTACAAGAAGGCCTTTTCCGGCACCCTCGAGGGGATCTACAGCCATCTCAGTGGCACCGATGTGCCGGTGCCTGACGAGCTCAAGGTGCAGGCGTTCAACGCCTACAAGCTGGCGCTGCTGTCGGAACGCCACTTCGACATGGCCCGGCGCAAGACCGGCCAGACCCTGCGCTCGCTGCAGGACGACCTGGGCGACACCCCGGCCTGGCGCACTGACCTGGAGCAGGGCTCAGCCTTTGACCCTGACGAGGGCATGGTGCAGGAGACGCTGGCGCTGACGCCGAATGACATCGGCAAGGACAGCGTGATGGCTCGGGTGATCGAGGCCCTGGACCAGACGGATTCGCAAAAGGCTGCCGAGAAGGTCAAACAGCTCAACCTGCTCATCAAGCTCGATGGGATGGATCCCAAGAGCCGGCTGGGCAAGGGCGACTATTTCAACCAGCAGATGAAGTTGGCCAACCTGCTGGCGAAGGACAGCCAGCTGGCCAACGAGTCCACCCAAGGCAAGGTCAACCTCGGCTCCAACTTCGCCATGGCGGTGGTGGGCCCCTATCGCCAGATGTACGAGAACATCGGCACCGCCACGCCCTACGGCACCGCGTTCAGCCGGGAAGCCTGGAAGCGCGGCACCGAGTCGACCTGGGCCGGGGTCAAGCAGGCCATGGATGTCGTCAAGGCATCAGGCCGCGAGGCCTTCTTTGATGCCCTCAACGATGGTCGGGCCGTCTTTGCCGGCAACCGCGACACCTACGGCAAGAACCTCACCTCCAACGAGGAAGTGGTGGCCCGGCTTGGCGAGCTCGTGGACCTGGACTACATGCCAGGGGCGTTCCTGAACCCGGCCAACGTCGGCATCTACCGGGGCAAGCTGCAGGCCGCGCTTCGCCTGTTCGTCTACGACAAGACCAAGCTCGGCGCCTTGCTGCAACCGGGCCTGCGCCTGATGGGGGCGACCGACAACGTGGCTGGCCTGTGGCACTACGCCTTCAAGCTCCGGAACGACCTGGAGATGAAGTACCGGGCCAACGGTTTCGATACCAGCCGCAAGAGCGTTCAGGACCAGATCGACGCCGAGTTCGAAGACGGCTTCTACTCAGCCACGCCCACCGAGACGCAGATCAAGGCCTACCGCAGGCAGAACGGCATCCCTGGCTCGGAGATGGACGACGACGAGATCGCGGCCCTGATCGCCAAGGACAAGCTGGCCAACACCTATGGGGCGCCAACCATGGCCACCAAGGAGGCAGTGGCAGCGGAGGGCTTCTCCCGCGAGATGCGGATGCAGGACGAGCCCCAGGGCGGGCTGGGCAAAGCCCTGTACGACGGAGCCCAGAAAGCCCGCAGCCGCTGGGAAGTGGACCTGGTCTTCCCCTACTTCCAGGCGCCGCTGCGTGGGCTGCTGACCGACTTCAGCTTCGTTGGCATCACGCCCCTAGTTGACACCACCCGGATGCTGTTCGGGGCCAGCTACACGCCGGCGCAGGTGGCGCGGGTGAAGGCGAACTGGATCATTGCCGGCCACGTCCTCGCTGCGTTTGCTGCCGCTGAGGCGATCGACCCGTACTTCATCATCGGCAACGGCCCCATTGAGCCCGGCGAGCGCGAGGAGTGGCGCCGGTCCCTCAAGGCCAGGGGTCTGAACCCCAACTCGATCGGCGGGGTGCCCTTCCTTGGTGGCATCCCGATCCTGAACAGCCTGTTCCTGTGGAAGGACATCAAGGAGAACTTCATCACCGGCACCTATTCCGACTACGACCAGCACAAGACGCTGATCTCCATCGCCCAGGTGCTTACCGGCCAGCTCACCCGGCAGACCTCCCTGGGCCAGCTGAACCAGGTGATGGAGCTGGTCACCGAGCCAGGCAAGGGCAACAACCTGCTTGGCTACATGGCCTCGGGCCAGGTGCCAGGCATCGGTGGCATCCGCATGGTGGAGCGACTGCTGGGCAGCCGCTCTCAGGACTACTACCGCAGCGCGGAGCCCACCGCGGCTGAACGGGCTGCAGGCGCTGGCGATGAGCTGTCCAACCTGGAGCGCAAGCTCAAGGACCTGGCCTACGGGACCATCGGCCTGACCGGCCTGATCAATGGCGCCCGCAAGGAGAAGGACTGGCTGGGCTCGCCGCTGCAGCTGCCCTTTGGTCAGCAGTACATCCAGGCGCTGCAGCACCGTTTCTTCCCGCAGCTGTGGCCGCAGGACAAGGTCTACGCCGAGCTCGACGCCCAGAACCTGCTCAACCCACCCGAGGCCCTGATGAAGGGTGTCCTCGAGGGCGTCGGCATGAGCGACGACCTGCAGAAGGAGTACAACGACACCTACTCAGGGATCCGCGGGGAGATGTCCCTGAGCGCCCGGATGCAGCTGTCTGGCATCAAGCCCTCGGTGAGCTTCACCCTGCCGAACAAGGCAGACCTGCCCAGCGGCGCCACGGTCAGCGCTAATCGCGTCATCTCCATCCCTGTAGCGCAGTGGCTGGAGAAGCACGTCAAAGGCAGGACCCCCATCGAGGCCTTCCGCTCGCTGATCAACGACCCGATCTACCGGGCCATGCAGGACGACCCCGCCACCACCTCGGACCCAAGGGTGCGTGATCAGCCCCCGGCTGCGCGGCGCAAGAAGGCGGCTCAGGTGATGCTCAACTCGGTCAAGACCTACTTCCACCTGCTGACCAGGGACCAGCTGAATCTCAGCGATAGCCCTGCTGCGAAGGACTGGAGGGAGCGCCGGGCAGCGATCGACCAGGCGCAGATCGAAAACACCCCGGCCGCTATTCAGGGGTTGGTAAGGGCAGTGAACACGGCACAATAAGGTCTACAGCCCTGTAGACGGCCATGACCGTGACGCCCTACTCCTACCGGGAATACACGGGGAATGGCACCAACAGGGACTTCCAGGTGCCATTCCCGTACCTGCTGAAGGCTCACGTCAAGGTCTATACAGGGCTTGATCTGGCTACTGGCGCCTACACCTCCCTCCTGGTGGATGGCACCAACTACGTCTGGACCTCCACCACCAGCATCCAGCTGACCACTGCCCCGGCGGCCGGAGTCAAGATCACGGTGAGAAGGGAAACGCCAACTGGCGATTTGCTGGCCCAGTGGCAGGACGGCTCGACGCTCGTTGCCGAGGACCTGCTGATTTCCGACAGGCAAAACCTGTACTCGGTGCAGGAGCAGCGGGACGGAAATGACGCGAGCACCACGCTCGCCGCTGCGGCCGTGGCAGCCGCAAACGCGGCCCTCGCTTCCGTTGCGTCAAGCATCCAATACCCCTTGGTGGCCAACGTCGCGGCGATCCCGGCATCGCCGGCCGACAACCAGGCCGTTGAGGTCAGGGACTCCACCGGGATTCAAGGCTTTGCGCCTCTTTCCGGAAGGCCTGCCGGCTTCGTTGGCGACTCAGGCCTGTCAGTTCGGATGATCTACACGACAGCAGGAAACACCTGGAGCTGGGTGCAGTATTTCGCCAACGACCCGGAGAACAGGTATGGAGACGCCATAGCCATTCTGCAATCCGATGTCCTTGGGCTGGACGGCAGCAAGCTCAGCGTGACTGCAGCGGCAGCTACCTACGCACCTCTCTCCGGCCTGGGCTCTTACCTGACTACAGCCACAGCGGCAAGCACATACGCGCCTTTGTCGTCTCCCACGTTTACGGGGACTCTCGCTGGCGCCAATGCGTCATTTAGTGGGAGCGCCAGCGATGGCAAAGGCAGCCTTCGGTCTATCCCGCTCAACTCCCAGGCAGCTGCCTACACACTCGTCTTGGCTGATGCTGGGAAATGTATCTCCATCACTACTGGTGGCGTCACGGTCCCATCGGGAATCTTTGCAGCTGGAGATGCAATCACTATCTTCAACAACAGCACAAGCAATCAGAGCATTGTCCAGGGTGCGTCTGTGACGATTAGACAAACAGGCACGGCAAATACTGGCACTCGCACATTGGCTCAGTACGGCGTTGCAACGCTTCTCTGCGTGGCATCAAATACCTTTGTTATTAGCGGCGGGGGATTGAGCTGATGTCAATGCAGCAGATGTTGCTTGGTGGGAGTTCCGGTATTTCGGCAACCGGAGGCAGTGTCACAAGCTCCGGCGGATTTCGTATTCACACTTTTGCGGCTACTGATACATTTACTGTAAATAGTGTTCCTGCGGGAGCCACGGTTGAGTACCTCGTTGTCGCCGGAGGTGGCGGCGGTGGCATTGGCTTCTACGCCTCTGGTGGCGGTGGCGGTGGTGGCATGAGAACTGGAACGCTAGCCCTCACCACTGGGACCTACACCGTGTCAGTTGGTGCGGGTGGATCTGCGTCCAATGGCACCAGTTCCGTTTTTAGCAGCATTACCGCAACCGGGGGAGGTCGCGGTAGCAGCGGCGGTGGCGCTGCCGGGACAGGCGGATCTGGTGGTGGAGGTGGGGCCACCAATGTTTCTGGCACTGGTGGTGCTGCAGGAACTGCAGGCCAAGGCAACGGCGGCGGCAGTGGAGATTACGCAGGGGGCAGCGTCTATACCGGCGGCGGCGGCGGTGGCGCAGCGGCTGCAGGAGGAAACGGCAGTGGTAGTCAGAGTGGCCAAGGCGGAAGTGGCTCAATTAGCAGCATTACTGGCACCAACCTCTCGTATGCAGGCGGTGGAGGTGGCGGCGGCCTTGGTTCTTCACCAGGCTTTGGCGGTCCAGGCGGTGGTGGAGGTGGTGGCGTTTACAACACCAATAATGGAAGCCACAACGGCACAACAAATACTGGTGGAGGTGGAGGCGGGCACCCTGGCTCTTATGCCGGCAACGGTGGCTCCGGCATCGTCATTATCCGCTACTCAATTCTTTAATAATGGCACACTACGCACAGCTTGACGATCAGAATACCGTCATCAATGTTTTAGTTGTTGCAAATTCTCAAATCACAAACCCTCAAGGGCAAGAAGACGAAAAGCTTGGGATTGGTTTCTTGCGGCAACTCTTTGGTCATGATACTTCGTGGGCGCAAACGAGCTACAACGGCAACTTCAGAAAGAACTACGCCGGCATCGGATACACCTACGACGCCACTCGCGACGCCTTCATCCCGCCGCAGCCGTATCCGAGCTGGGTGCTGGATGAGGACATCTGCCAGTGGCGAGCGCCAGTGCCTATGCCTGAGGAGGGCGGACCGTACGTGTGGGACGAGAGAACGCTGTCCTGGCAGGCAAGCCAGGCGCCAGTGGCGGCATCCGGGCAGGCCCCCTAGAGGGTCGGTGGCAGCCAGCTCTACGCCCCTGCAGAATAAAGCAGACGCTCACTCCCTATCGGGCTCCTCCCATGCCTTCTGCGCAGTTGCCTGAGTATTACGGCGTTCAGCGGGTCGTAGGGCCCGATGGCGGCCCGGTCAGGGTCTCCGGTGAGTCGGGGAGCGGTAGCAGCCTTGCTGTTGGCGGCAAGGCTTACCGTGCGGCCGTCACCATCACCCGCCCAAGCAATACCACCGCCTACGCCGCAGGGGACGTTGTAGGCATTGCCGACAGCGGCACCCCCGCTAACGCTGGTAGCGCAATCATCGCGTTGCCCAACATTGGCTCCAGCGGCGGGTATGTACTGCTACAGAGCATTCGGCTTCTGATCGGCAACACCAGCGTCCCGAGCGGAATGGCTGGCTTCCGACTACACCTATACACCTCCTCTCCTACGGCGGTCCTCGATAACGCCGCTTTTGACCTGGCTAGCTCCGAGGTTGCGAGCTATGCGGGCTTCTGCGATCTGCCGACACCTCAGGATCTCGGAAGCACGCTGTTTACCCAAACTGATTATTGCGGCACAGCGATCAAGTTGGCATCGGCCAGTACCACGCTTTACGCCGAGCTTGAAACCCGTGGCGCTTACACCCCTGCCAGCGGCACGTTGTACGACCTGCGGGTGCTGACGCTGGAGGCCGGCCTGTGAGCCTCGCGCTGATGCCCCGGCTGGCCGCACTAGCGCCTGGTCGCTGGGTGCAGAACGGACTCTGGCGCCGTGCCAAAGCCGCGCCCAGCCTCGACCTGCGCTTTGCCGAGAACAAGTCATTAGTTGACGCCACTACAGGGCAGAACCTCGTCACCTTCACCCGCGCCAGCTCCGGCACGTTCGTGGACAGCGACGGGCTGATCAAGACGGCGACGACGGATGCCCCCCGCTTCGACCACAACCCCACGACGGGCGAAAGCCTGGGGCTGTTGGTGGAGGAAAGTAGGACGAATTTGCTGGTGCAATCGGAAGACTTTTCGACGACTTGGACTACCACTCGGGCCAGCGTTTCAACCAATGAAATCGCGGCTCCTAACGGGACCACGACAGCAGACAAGCTAGTTGAGGATAATACTGCCACAAATACTCACTTTGTCCAACAAGCGCCTAACTTTGTTTCTGGGACTACACATACATACAGCGTTTATGCAAAGGCGGCAGAACGCACTCAAATTAGAATACAAGGCGCTAATCAAACTACTTGGCCTGGTGATGCTCGCTTTGATTTGTCAAACGGCACTATCGCCGCTACAATTGCAGGCACTGCATCAATCCAAGCTGTAGGCAACGGATGGTATCGTTGCTCTATTACGGCAACAGCAGGTCAGAGTGCAGCTACAAACATTGTTCATTATTTGGTCAGCGCGACCGCTATTTCTTATACCGGAGACGGCACCTCTGGCATCTACCTCTGGGGCGCCCAACTAGAAGCCGGGGCCTTCCCCACCAGCTACATCCCCACCACCACCGCCACGGTCACCCGCAGTGCTGACGTGGCCAGCATTAGTGGTAGCAACTTCTCTGCTTGGTATCGGCAGGATGAGGGGACGTTGTTTGCAGAAGCAACAAGTAATCATTTGCACGGCGGCATCAACCAATTCCCGCGAATAGTTAGCCTGTCTGACGGCACGACTGCTACACGCATTGACTTGTTTTATCGGGTTCTTTTAAATTATACAGATGCGGGATATAGCGTTATTGATAGCAACGTCAGCCAAGCTAGCTCTAACACAAACAGACAATCCAATGGCACTCGACTTTCTGTTGGCTACCAAATAGATAACTTTGCGTTTGCGCAAGCCGGTAGCATCCTTGGCGGGGCAACGGATAATTCAGGAACCGTTCCTGTGGTCAATCAATTAAGCATTGGTCGCCGCAGTGGTGCAGATTTCCTGTTGACTGGCACCATCAAACGCCTCACCTACTGGCCCACCCGCCTTCCCGACTCCACGCTCCAGGCGATTACCCAACAATGACGCACTACATCCGTTTCCCCGATGCCGTATCTGGCATGGCCGCCTTGGACGATGCAGGGCTGTTGGATGAGGACCTGAACCCCATCATGGCTAGTCATACTCATGCGTTAGATGTGGTGGGTGTAATTACTCGCGGTGGTGAATACGACCCCGAAACCGGCGAGGTGATCACTGCTCCCACGCTGCTGGACGGCTGGCACTGCAACTACATCGGCGAGCTGCCCGATGGGTGGGCAGACTACGCCGTGAGCCCTGAGCAGCCGGTGCGGGTGTTTGCGGGGTAGTCGGTGCTCGGTATTCTCCAGGGGTGCAACTGACCGACCTGTGGATCCAGCCTCGATCATTGCCCTGGTTGGCCTTGGCGCGTCTGGCGTAGCCGCGCTGTGGAAGATCGCCAACGGCCTGGGCAAGTTCGAGGCCAAGACCACAACGATCCTCGGGGCGATGCAGGTGATGCTCCAGGACCACGAGGAGAGGCTGCGCACGATCGAACGGCGGCACGAGTGATGCCTCCTTGGCTTACGAGGACGATCACCTGCGTTGTGGCCACCAGCGCTGCCTTGTCTGTCGCCAGCTGGGCCAGCTGCACCTTCTGGATGGGGCCACAGATGTGGAAGCTGTATGTCCAGACAGAAGGCCGGCTGCCAACAAAGGAATCAGACACCTGCCGGTCACCGGCTGAGCAGGCCCAGGCCACGCTGAGCGGGCTACTGGCGACGCTCCTGGCCCTGCGGTCCAATCCCCCGAAAGGGTGACTGCTTGCATCGCAGGGGCTGGCTAAGGTCTGGCCCTAGTCGTCTTTCGAGATCACTAGGCATTCCGCTGACGGCAGGCAGCGGCGAGGCCGGCACCTCGTGAGGACCGGCCACCTGCCACCCCTTCAGGTCACGGCTTTGGTCTGGTAGTTCGGGTCCGTCTCGTCGAGATGGCACTCAGGGCCAAAACCAGTGGCTAGCAGTTCGTCGGTTAGCGGCGACTCCGGTTGTGGATCACGGGAGCGGCTTTCACGCTCCGCATCGGCCGCGGCCAGGGAATCCAGCCAGCTGTCGAGGCTGGCCCTGGTGGGTGTGCCCTTGGGCCAGGACAGCCACTTGACCATCGCCGAGCGATCGCGGAAGTAGAGCGAGACATCCGGCTTCCAAGCGATCCAATAGCGGCCGTTCCAGTCGCGGCTGGTTTCGATCCACAGGGTCTTGGCCTCGAATCGTTCGCGCTTCATGGCTTGCAGGTCAGGTACCAGCCGCCAGAGCCACCGGGCATCCAGCGGGGGTTCCAGTTCTTGCGGCTGTAGACGACACCAGCGCCCTTGGTGTTGCTGGTGTAGCCGCCCTGGACCAGCAGGGCCTCGCCGTTGGGGTCGTTCTGGATCCAGGCCGCGGCGGTGTAACCGATCACCACGCTCCAGTGGCCGCCCCCTGCAGGGGCCGACACGGGGCCCTTGTGCAGCCACCCGACCGCCACTGGCCGGCCTGCATCAATCTCGCGCTCCAGGGCCGCAGGGGTGCCGTTGGTGAAGAAGTCAGCCTTGAGGCCCAGGGACCGCAGCGCCGCCAACTGGGCCTGGGCGTCGGTGGTGTCGCCGTACTTGGCGCGGATGGCGTTGTAGGCGTCGTCATTGACAACCTTCCCCCAGAACATTGCCAACATGGCGCAGCTGCTGGAGAAGCACTCGCGGTAGCCGGTGCCGCTTTTGTTGTCCAGCTGGCTCTGCCACTTCACGTTGAGCGGGTTGCGCACCAGGGCCGCGGCCTGCTGGCTGCGGTAGTCCACCACCCACTCCGCGCTGTCGGTCAGCAGGCAGGGGTCGGCCTGCTTGATCTGCTGGCCCAGCTTGATGATCGCCTTGATCTGGTGCTCGCTGGCCTTGAAGTTCTCCCAAAAGTCCAGCCATTTCTGATCTGTGAACTGGAGATCCTGTGTGGCCATGATTGAAAGAGCTCTGCACCCTTGTAGCCGTGTCTGACCTCAACGAAAAGCTCAGCAAGATCCACGACCTGCTCGCCGAGGACGTGCTCGAGCGGCTGGAATCGGGCGAAGCATCCAACGACGACCGCCGCGTGGCACTGCAGCTGCTCAAGCAGAACGCCATCAGCGCTGTTCCCACCGAAAACAGCCCGCTGAAGAACCTGTCCAGCAAGCTCGACTTCTCCGCAATGGCTGAGAAGGTGGTGCCCCTGAAGCGCCCTGAACCCCCTACCGCCGCCTGACACCGCCATAGGTGCGGTGACCGCCCTGGGGCCGCCACCCCAGGGCCAAGGCATCCACCTGGGCGTGGGTTTCATCCATCCACGCATCAATCGAGGCCTGGAATAGCTCGTCTTCCCGCTGCTGCTTGGCCCGGCTCTGGTCCTGGGCCGCAGCTTCAACGAAGAAGGCCACCGCAATGGCCAGGACATCGGCCCGGTCATCGAAGGCCAGGCAGCCACGCTCTGCGGTGAGCCGGCTGAGCTGATACATCAGGCTCCGGACGTGGCCGTTCTCCGGGTCCTCCTCGGCCATGCGGTAGTCCTGGCGGATCACACGGGTCGCCACCACCAGCCGGTGCTGCTGGATCACCGGGCCGAGGGTGTCGCACAGGCGAATCTCCTTGCGCTGGTTGTGGCGCACCTCCTCGATCGAGCAGGGATGCACCCGGTTCAGCACAGGCTTCAGTAGGGCGCTGAACATGCCATCGCCCATGTTGCTTTCAGCCAGGACGTAGTTCACGTCCCAGCGCTTGGCCACCTGCGCCAGGTGCTCGAGCACCTCATGCGCGTAGCCCTTGGTGGTGCCACCGGATTCCAGCAGGAACAGGTTGCCGTTGAGCTCGCCCAGCACCGCCCACGCCAGTTCATCCGCCCCCCGGCCGGCAGGGTCGATGGCCAGGACGCAGCGCCAGGTTTCTTCCTTCGTGACCCAGCCATGCACCCAGCCAGGGCGGTGGTAATGGCTGTCGGCACCCATGCCGATGCACACCAGGTCCTGGATCCGGGCATCGGGCTGGCTCGAGTGGACCACCACCTCCGGCAATGCCTTGCCGTCCAGATCCATCACCACCAGGTCCCCCAGCCGGATGGGGTATTTGTCCAGGGTGCTCAAGCGGGTGTTGAGCTGGAACTGGAGCAGGAAGCTGGCCCGAGTCAGGCTGGCCTGCCGGGTCAGGATGTCCTCGTGGCTGAAGCGCTCCGGATCCGTCGGCTCACCCACCAGTGATGGGTCTGCTTCCATCTCCGCGGTGATCCGCGGGCACAGGTTCCCGTCGTAGCAGTCCGTCTCCTCCGGATACAGCGACGGCCAGTACCGCGCGGCGTAGCCACGCTCACGCACCAGTCGCAGGTAGATGCTCGCCTCCGTGTGGGGCGTGCCCAGGTACAGGATCTTCCGCGGCAGCAGCTGCCCTTCATCCGGCTTGAGGATCGACTCGATCTCCGTCACCGCATGCGCCACCCGCTCCTGCTTGAGCTGGGTGATCACGTTGGCCACCGTCTCGATGTCATCGAGGATTGCGCAGCTGCACCGCTGACCCGTCACTGACCCCATCACCCCCATCGACCGCACCGAGGGGCTCTGCTCAATCACCGCCGGGCCCACGTCAAAGGCCATCGCCGAATACCTGTTCTCCCCGCCAGGGGCCAGGCAGTGAAGGACATCAATCTCGCCGATGCACTTCAGCATGAAGTTCGTGAAGTCCGTGGACTTCACTGCCGTCGCCGACACCACCAAGATCTTTTCCTGCGGGTCCATCCGCAGTCGCCACAGCGCATACAACGACGCCAGCAGCGATTTCCCCAGGCCCCGGAACGCCACCGTCAACGTCCGACTGGGGCCTGTCTCCATCCAGTCGCACACTGCGCACTGCTGCTTGGTAGGGCTATCGGCCAGCCCCAGCTCCTGGATGCAGTACGCCGCGAAGTACACGAACCGATCCAACGGTTCCGGCAACGGCTCCCACTTCATCGCTTAGCCCCCAAAAGGAGGGGCCCCCTCCACCGCCAAGGCAGAAGGGGCCCCTCACACCACCACCAAACAAACCCGAAGGTTGGTCTGGCAGATCCGCAGGGAACCACCCCCACAGACGCCATCAACCTACCGCTGCAAGCTGCTCCGCAGCCACGATCATCTCGTCCTTTGTCAGATCTGTACTCAGTTCCACTTGGTGGTTCGCCAGGGCCCACTCCGCAATCCGGGCCTTTGTCATCGAGCTGAAGTCCGGAGTCCGCAGTCCACACATCCCATCCGGACACCCGCCCTTGGCTGCAGCCACCTCCTCCGCAGACACCACACTCGGACCCACCAGGCCCAGCTCCAAACGGTCTGTGTTGGTCAAGTACATCCCTGTAGTCCAACAGCCTTCAGTTCAGGCTATCGCTGAAGCGCTTCCACAGGTATCCCCGCTCCTTTTCGGTCCCCACTGCCACTACATGGGGATTCAACAGGTAATACGGCACCCCACTCCGCTCATCCACCAGCCGGCTCACAAGCAGCTCCTTTCTCAGCCGGCTAATGGCTCCCACCGTGTCCGTGTACCCCAACGCCAAGCCCTCAGCCAGCTTCTTGGCAGTCACCTCCACCTTCCCCGTCGTTGGGTTGATGTGGCTCATCAGTGCCACCAGCACAGCCATGTCCCTGGGCTGCAGCTTCCGCTCCCCCACCAGCGACACACACCGCTCCAGCTCCTCAAAGTGCGCCATAGCCCACGTCCTTTGACCCTTCCCAGTACCGTGCATTCGTCAGCTCCTGACTGACAGCCCCTTACAAACCGGCGCCAGGTCCCGAAACGACCCAGGCGCTGGAAGGGGTTTGGACTTTCTGAACATAACCCCCCTCTACAGGGGTGTAGCCCAAACCCCCGTCCCCACTGGCCTGTTTTGCAAACCCTGTAGATCTCTCATAGTCGAAACAGCCGCCACTACTCCCTCGGTCCAACTGGTAACCGTGAAAATCATTCTCACGGTCATCCCCTCGCCACCTGCCGCGGTGGGGGAATCGGCGGGGGAGGGGAAGGGAAGACGGTCCGCGATTTTGGGTCGCGCAATTTTGGGGTGTGTATCGCGTACGGGCGCCGGCAGGCCCCCCGTATGGGGGGTCCGCGGCTGATTTCCGCGGGTGATCGGCACCCGCGACAGGGCCGCGGGGCCTGGGCGGGCCAGCGCCCCTGCCCTGGCTGGGATCTCAGCGGATTGGTAATCCGCTGCGGGGCCTGCCGGCCCCTCGCTGCCCTTGAGACGCTGGCCAGGTGGTGGGCTCGGGCTCACCCTCGGCGACGCACGCGGGCGTGCACCCCATTCCATGCCCACCCACTCGCCCCAAGGGCGCTGATGCGTGGGAGGTGCCCTGGCCTGTGCTCCGACCTGATGCCCGACTGATGCCCCGACGTGGCGAGGGCCAGGCCCTGGCATCAGGTGGGAATGTAAAGAGTTGTGACATGTTCCCTCCGTGCTCTGTTCCCTGCGTGCTCAGTCGTCTAGGACAGTTGTTGCAGGGGTGTAGCAGTCCGCAGGGCTGCAGCGCACCTGCCACCACCACCGAACCTCGACAGATGAACACCGCGCCCACCGCGGCCAATCAGGCCGCACCCGGCTATGTCGTGCCCGCTGATCAGCTGGCCTGGGACTGGTCCGACTGGCTCGACTCGTACGACCTGAACACTTACCCCTCGAGCGTGATCCTCGCCGCCAGCGAGGAGGGCTGCGAGCTCAGCTCAGCTGATCTCCGCCAGCTGCTCAAGGAGCACAGCCACACCGTCCACGAGCTCGAGGAAGACCTGGCCCAGGGCCACGCCTCGGGCCATGCCGTCCTGCCCCTGTGGCATGCCGGCCAAGCCCTCAGCTGGCTCGGCTACTGACGCCCACCCGGAGGGGCCGCCCCGGCCCTTCCCTGTGGCCCTCAAGCCACCACACCACCACCACCGACAAACCGTGCTCACCATCAAGAACGCCCACACCGGCGGAGTCCTGGCCCAGGTCCAAACCCTGAGCCAGGCCCGCAGCTTCTGCGATCAGCGGCTGCTCCGCTCTGCCGCTAGCCGCGAGGGCTTCCTGTCCAACCTGGCCAGCGGAATCATCACCGTCTACGACGCCAGCAACACCTGCTACCGGGGTGTCGGCTTCTGAGCCCGCCCCGCATCAACACCACCACCACCGACAGACCCATGGCACCACGCATCAACCGGCCCGAGTGCTGGGGACCGCTCACCCCTACCGACCTGCTTCGGAAGCTGGCCGCTGAATACAACTGGGCCTGTGGCGAAGCAGCCCGCTGGGGGCGCCACCCATCAGCCGCCGCGCTGATCGCCTGGCAGGAGCTCCGAGAGCACTACCGGGCTGGGCAGCCGCTGAACCCATCACGGCTGCCCTTCCATGCCCAGCGCATCACCGAGCGCCTGCAACTGCAGGCCAGCGACTGGTGACGACAGCCCGGAGGGGAGCTCTGCTCCCTTCCCTGCTGCCCTCAGCAGCACACCACCACCACCAGACCCATGACCACTTCAACCATGGAAAAACTCAGCCACGCCGAGGCCAACGCCAGCAGCTGGGCTGAGACGATCGTGACCGCTTGGGAGGCGGCCCGGTTCTGCGCCGACCAGGGGCAGGGCCGCTACCTCACCCGCGAGGCAAAGGCCCTGCTCAAGGAGCTGGGCTACGACGGCACCAACCACGAGCAGGTGCTCGAGGCGATCGAAGAGCAGACCAGAGAGCGGCCCCTGGCCGTTGATGTCCGCTCCGGCTGGCATACCCCAGGCGAAGCGGGCGAGGCGACTGAGTACCAGATCCTGCTCAGCACCGGCGGCCCCGCCCTCCGGATTGTCGGGGAGCTGAGCGACGGTGAAGCCATCAGCGCTTGCCTGCAGCATCAGGACTGGGGCACCCCTTGGATTGATTACGTCCCGGCCGACACCCGCGGCCGGCTGTGGGAGGCCCTGGCCTGGTTCGCCGGCTGCTTCTGGTTCGGCGAATGACCAAACCCCGCCGCTACCGCCAGGAAGCCCTCGGCGACCTGGCCCCGGCTCGGGAATACAACCCGAAGCCGCTCGAGCTCGCACCACCCGAACAGGGCCACCTGGCCCTCGACGGGGCGGTGCTGGGCCCGCTGTTTGACACGCCGGCCGAGCCGGAATGACCACCACCCGGAGGGGAGCCCCGGCTCCCTTCCCTGTGGTGCTCACGCATCACCAACACCACCACCAACTGATGACACCCCGAAAACCATGCAAGCTCCTCAACCACAACGCCCCGGTGCATTCCAGCGGCTGACCAAGGCGCCCAAGCGCATCAGCGTGACGGTGCCCGGTTCTCTGTTTGCCCGCCTTGAGATCTGCTCAGTGCAGCAGGGCCGCAGCATCTCCAACCTGTGCGCATTCCTGCTGGAAAGCGCCTGCGATCAATTGGGAATGTGAATCATGAAGACAGACGCACACCCGATAGAACACGCCCTTGCGCTGGCCCTGGTGGCCGCGTGGGCCGTGGCGGTCTTGATTGAAGCCCTGATCACTCCACCCCTGAAGAACAATGCCCCGCAATCACGCCCAGGAGCCCCTAGGACGGGCGGAAGCCCGGTACGCCGCCAGGGCTCTCCAAAGCCGGATCCAGTGCCTGCAGGACCTACTCGACGCACAAGTGCAAAGCCTGCCGCCGGGCGACCACAGCTGGGCGGTGACAAGCGACGAGCTCGACCTATGCCGGCGGGCATGTGAGGGCCTGCTGCTGGTGGGCCGATGAGCACCCGCACTCCGCACCCGCTGTGGTTTGTGGCGGGCTTCCTGCCAGCGGTGCTCATTCCGTGCTTTGCCCTGGCCGCCCTGGGCGAGCTGCTGCTGATGCTGTCTCCGGTGATCGGGGGCGGCTTCTTGCTGTGGCTGCTGCTCAAGCCCAGATCTGAGAGCGGCGTGGCCCACCGCGCCCATATCCGGGAGCGGGTCCGCCTGCTGCTGGAGGAGTTCAACCTGCCCGACACACCCGAGAACCGAGAGAAGGTCTATGGCTCAAAACTCAGCCGCAGCTACAGGGAGGAGCTCCGTCGTTGACCTGCTGCGCTATTTGCGGAAGCAGCATCCCACCCTCAGCCTGCTGGGGGTGGAGATGTTGCTGCTGATAGCCCAGGGCGTTGATACGCGGAACGAGCTCGAGGCGGCCACGGGCGCCACGGGCGGGAGCATCCGCAAGGCCGTTCGTGTACTGAGCGGCCAGGGATACAAGGACCAGGGCCACATCGTCCTGAGCCGACTGCGCGTAATCCGTTCTATGCAGAATCCGCATGAAAGGGGGGAGCGGCTGTCACTGACTGAGGAGGGGGTAGATCTACTCAAGGGTGCAGGGATCTACAGCCCTGTAGCATCATCGGCGCGGCACTGATGCGGCACTACTACAGAGCACCGATGGTAGAAATCACCCTCTTAGCCCAGTTGGAGCTTCCCCATCGGCAGTGGTGGCGGTGCTTCTCGGTCTACCTAGAGGGGGAGCTCTGCAGCCCTGCGGTCACTCTTCAGGTCTGCGACACTACTAGGCATCACCACCGCCGGACAGTCTCGTGGGCCTACGTCAACTGGCAGCTGCTCTGGAAATCTTTGCGGGCCTGTGCGAGCCGGCCATTCCGCTCCATCACGCGCAGCTGTTCCTCCAGGTCGCGGCCACCGAAAGCTGTACTTACCGGGAGCTGGAGGAGGCGTTAGGTCTCTCCAACGCTTCTGTGTCGCGCACTGTGACCGCCCTGGCGGACCAGCACCGCACCGGACGCGCAGGCCTTGACCTCCTCGAGGTGTTCCACGACCCCAGGGAAGGACGCCGCTACCGGGTGCGCCTGTCACCCCGCGGCAAAAAAATCATCCGACAGCTCGAGTTTGCCCTCGAGCGCACCACCACCGAACCAGTCCCGTGAACCATGGCCCGCAAGCAAGGAACCGGCTACACGATCCAGGACGCCAGGGAAAACAGCATGCAGCGGCGCTGGAGGGACACGGCCTACGCCAGGACCGCAGCGATCTACAGCAAGCAGGTGGTTGAGCAGCTGGGCCCGTGGCGCCCACTGCTGCAGATCAACTACGAGCTGGTCGAGTCGATGATGGACCACTTCCTGCGGGCGGGGAACTCGCCGGGGACGGTCAACAAGAAGCGCTCAGCCCTGCGGGCGATGCTCACCGACGCCTCGGCCAGGGGCTGGATCCAGGGCGTTCCGGCCATGCCCAAGCAGCTGGCCAACAGCCGCCGCAAAGACCGGGTGATCAGCCCGCAGGAGGAGGAGGCCTTCTGCCTGTGGTTCGAGCGGATGGAGCAGCCCGAGGCTGCGGCCCTGTTCCGCTTCCTGATCGACACCGGCTGCCGCTGGGGTGAGGCCGAGAAGCTGGTTTCGGGCGACGTGAACCTGACCCTGAAGCGGGTGACCTTTCACCTGACCAAGTCAAAGGCGGGCCCCAAGAACAGGACCATCCGGCTGACCGGCAAGGCCTACGAGGCCGTTCGGCACCACGTCTCGCCAACGCACCGCGACGAAAGGGTGTGGAGCTACGGCTACGACCAGTACCGGCACCTGTTTGACGCAGCCAAGGACGCCCTGGGCCTCGGCGATGACAAACAGGTGACCATCCACATCCTGCGCCACACCTGCGCCAGCCGGCTGTCCGCTGGAGGCATCACCCTGCAGAAGCTCCAGGCCTGGGGCGGGTGGGACGACGTGACCGCCCTGCAGCGGTACGTCCACCTGAACGTGGAGGCCCTGGAGGACTGCGTCACGGTGCTGGAAGGCTTCTGACGTTCAGCGGAAACCGTCCGCAGGATGGGAAGATAGGGCCCTGGGGCGAGAGTCTCAGGGCTTTCTCATTTTGAGCAATCCTTGAGATCCCTTGCGCCGGAAGGGGAGCATGGCGGAATTGGCATACGCAGCGGACTTAAAATCCGCTGGATCGTGTCTCCACCCCTGCAGAACAAAGGCCAGCACACGAGTCTCTGCAGGGGGTTACAGCTCTGCACGGGGGGAGGCAAATTACAGGGCGGAAGACCCCTGTGAGAGCTTGATTTGACGCTTTCTGCGGACGCATCGCGGATCGAGGAACGGCAGGTACAGAGGGAGCGGCAGGAGTGGGATCGAGCCCGATCTGCCCGTGACTCCGGCCAGCGAAGACTCAAGGAACAGGGAGCAGAGTCCCGCCTGCGTTATGGCCAGGTGCTGTTTGAGGAGCGCTGCGATCTAGTCGCCAAGGCTGTGAATGACACCCTCTGCGCTTATTGGTTGCAGCCAGGAAAGCCGGGCCCCCACGCATCGGTGCTGCCCCTGGTTGCGCAATACGGCGACCCCAAAAAGATCGCAGCCATCGCCCTGGCCGCGGTGCTCGACAAACTCACCCGCCGGATGAAGTTCGTGGCGGTCTGTCAGAACGTGGGCTACGCACTTGAACTCGAGGGCCGGGCCATGCGGCTCGAGGCGAAGGAGCCCCTCGGGTACAGAAGGATGCGGGCCAAGTTCAAGGGGCACCGCGGCCGGCTGGTGAGCGACCGGATGATGGAGTTGCTCGGCTGCCCCACCATGCGGTGGACCAACCGCGAGCGGTTCGAGGTCGGGGCCCTGCTGGTGGACCTGATCAACGACAACACCGACCTGCTGGCCATCGAGCTGCAGCGCCGGGGCCTGCGGCAGGTCCGGATGGTGGGGCCCAGCGCCAAGGCCCTCGAGTTCATCAAGGCCTGCCCGCCCCGCGGCTACCAGCCGCTGCGCACCCCGATGCTGTGCCCGCCGCGGCCGTGGACCGGCATCCGGGGCGGCGGCCACCTGGGCAACGAGCAGACGCTGGTGAAGGTGCCGCTGCAGGACATGGGCGACCGCGAGGAGGCGGCCACCCAGTACCTCGAGAAGGCGGACCTGAGCCAGGTGCTGCAGGTGGTGAACACCTTGCAGAACACGCCGATGCGCATCGACCCCTGGATCGTGGGCATCCAGCGGCAGGCGTGGGACTCCGGCATCCAGCTGCTGTTCCCCTGCACCAGGACGCCGCGGCCGATGCCGGAGCTACTGAGCCAGGAGGCCAGTGAGCTCGAGTGGAAGATCCGCAATAAGGAGGCCTGGCTGGCTGACCGCGACCTGCGGGAGAACGGCCCGAGGCGGATCAAGATCGAGCGCAGCATCCAGCTGTGCGAGGAGGCCCAAGGCGAGACGATCTGGCAGGCGTACTACCTGGACTACAGGTCCCGGCTGTTCACGTCCAACCGCTACGCCAGCCACCAGTCCGAGGACCACGAGAAGGCATGCCTCTCCTTTGCCGAGGGCATGCCGGTCGATGAGCGGGCCCTGGACTGGATGCTCATGGCTGCCGCTGGCCACAGCGGCTGCGGCCGGATGTCGTGGGCAGACCGCAGGGCCCTGGGCCGGCAGGAGCACCAGCGCTACATCGCCATCGGCAAGGACCCGCTCAACCGCCTCGAGCTGTGGCGCAACGGCAAGGACCCGTGGCAGCTGCTGCAGGTGTGCCGCGAGTTGTACCTGCTGAGCCTGGACCCCGAGCACCGCAGCGGGGTGCCGATCCGCCTGGACCAGACCACTTCAGGCTGCGGGCACCTGGCCGCCCTGGCCAGGGACTCCAGCGTGGGCCGCTTCTGCAACCTGTTCGGCACCACGCCCAGCGACCTGTACGAGCACATCGCCCAGCGGGTGCATGGACGGCTGAAGGTGGACCTGCAGGACGAGGACCCCAAGGTGCGGCAGTTAGCTCAGCACTGGCTGGAGATCGGCATCGACCGTTCGTGGACCAAACACGCGGTGCTCAGCACTCCCTACGGGGCCTCCCCGCTGTCGATCCAGGAAGCCCTGATGGACAAGCTCGAGCAACTCATCGGCGAGGTGGAGCCACGGCTCAGCGGCCTGCTGCTGGCCTGGCCCTGCCGCTACCTGACCAAGCTGCTGCGGGCCGAGCTGCTCGAGGTGGTGGCCCCGTGCATTGCGGTGACCGACTGGCTGCGGGCCGTCACCAAGAAGGTGGTGAAGGCTGGCCACCCCATGCAGTGGACGACTCCGACCGGATTCCCTGTGCGCATCGCTGAGCGGATGCCGGTCAAGGGGCGGGTGGCGATGTCGCTCTTCGGCAAGCGGAGCTACACGATGATCCTGGACCAGCCGCCCGAGGCCGAGCTCAGCGCCCGGCTGATCTGCAAGGGGGTGGGCGCCGGGTTCATCCACGGAATGGACGCAGCCCTGTGCCAGATGATCGTGTGCAGGGGTGGAGAGCTGGGGATGCCGCTGCTCACCAACCACGACTGCTTTGCAACAGTTCCGGCCTGGGCGGACCGGATGCACTCGGTGCTGCATGACGAACTCCGCGAGCTCTATAAGACCGACTGGCTGGCTGCTACTAGGGCCGAAATCATTGACACCACTGGAGTCTTAAAGCTGCCTCAGCCGCCTCTCACTGGGACTCTCTGCCCTGGCAGCATCGGCACTTCGCCCTACTGCTTCATGTGAGCTCTACACAGCTGTAGACAAGCGGCGCTACTACCGCTACGTTCTGCCGGTCCACTACAGACCTGCAGACATGAAGCTCTGGAAGACCCCCATCGCGGAGGTCCGCTGGTGCAAGCTCCTCGAGCCCGCGCCCCAGTTCGACGAGGCCAAGCCCAACGCCTACAGCTGCGAGCTGCTGCTGCCCGTGGGCTCCAAGGAAGCTCTCGAGTTCGAGGCTCAGCTCGAGGAGATCTTTAACGAGGTCCACGAGGGCGACTCCAAGCGCAACCAGTACGCGATGCCCATTCGCGTGGACAAGGACGACGACAAGATCCAGGTCTTCAAGTTCAAGCTCGAGGACCGCACCTTTGAGGCCAAGCGGCCAGGCGACGAGCCCCGCCGCACCGAGGCGCCCGTGATCATGGACTCCCGGCAGAACCCCTGGGACCGGAGCAAGTTGATCGGCAACGGCTCCAAGATCATCGTGGCCTTCAACGTCTACCCCTGGGGCAAGGGCCGCCCCGGTGGCGTGGGCATCACCCTGCAGCCCCGCAAGGTGATGGTCGTGGACCTGGTTGAGTACGTCAAAGCCACCGACGACGAGGAGTTGTTCGGCGTGGTTGAAGGCGGCTACGTCCAGGAACCTGTGATCCCGTTCTGAGGTGAAGACCGCCGACTTCCTGCTGCAGGTGCCGCTGATGTCCAAGGCGCGGCCCAGAACAGCTCCAGGTAGGGGCAGGCCCTACATGCCACCGGCCTACATGGAGTGGAAGCAGAAGGTCAGGGCGCAGATGGGTGAGTGGTGGACAGCACCACCGCTCCCCTTTGTGAACTGCCTGGTGCTCAAGTTCTTCGGTCCTGGCCGGGGCGATCTGGACAACCTGGCCGGGGCAATCCTCGACGCAGGCAATGGCCTGATCTGGAGCGATGACCGGGTCACCATCGTCGGAGCGATGGCCCTCAGGTGGGAGAAGAGTCCCACCAACAAACAGTCCATCTACATGAAAGTCATCTGGGAATGAACTGCCCACACTGCGGCCACGACCGCACCCGCACCGAGCAGACACGCACCCAGGAAGAAGGCCGCACGGTTCTCCGCTACCGGACCTGCCTGAAGTGCGCCAAGACATTCACCACCAAGGAGTACAGGGTGGCCTTCGTTGGCAACAACGTGGGCTACATGATTGACCCCATGGCCCTTGTCCCCGCCAGCTTGGAGGGGGATGAGTGAAGGGAGGTTCCTCGGTCATTGGCCTTGTGCTGCTTGCGGCAGCTCTGACGGTCTGGCGGTCTACCGCTCTAAGACGGACATCCCGAACGGCTGGTGCTGGGTCTGCAGCACCTACGTCAAAGAGGTCCCGGCATCAACCGTCCGGACCAAACCACGCCAGTTGCCGCCAATGAAGGCAATCACCCCCACCCCCTGGAGCGGGGAGTATCGGGGCCTGCCTGCTCAGATCCTCGAGCAATACGGCATCAACCAGCTCGAGGGTGGCACGGTCTGCTTCGACTACCGCAGCAGCTCCCTGGCTGTATGCGGGCAGAAGTTCAGGGACAAGGCCAAGAAGATCTGGTGGACAGGCCAGGCCAAGAACGTGATCGGGTTCGGCGAACACCTCGCCAACCCCGAACAGCACGACGCCGTCGCCATTTGCGAGGGGGAGTTCGATGCCCCCTCGATCACCTATGGCACCAAGGGCAAGGTGATCGGCATCTCCGGCCCGGCTGGAGCGCAGCACCTCGAGAAGTTCTGCAAGGAGCGGCTCGAGAAACTGCTCCAGTTCAAGACCGTCTACGTCGCCACCGACATGGACGACGCCGGCCAGGCCGCGGCCCAGCAGATCGTGGCCCTGTTCCCGGTGGGTCAGGTGCGCCGGGTGGTGTTCCCCAAAAAGGACGCCAACGAGACGCTCACCGAGCTCGGATCACCTGCCATCTGGGAGGCGATTCGCGGGGCCCAGGAGATTCGCCCCGATGGCATCAAGTCCGCCTCGGCCTTTCAGGGCCTGGCGCTCAAGCCGCCGGAGCGAAAGCCCACGCCCTGTTCGTTCACCATGTGGAACGACAAGGTCCCCTTCTACGACAACCAGCTGGTGGTGTTGGTGGCCGGCAGTGGGGTGGGCAAGACCACCTTCGCTCGCGCCCTGGCCCTTGGCCTGATGGAGCGCGGCAAGCGGGTGGGCTGGATCGGCCTCGAGGAAACAGTCGATGAGTCCATCTTCCGTTTCGTCGGCCTGGCCGCTGGCATCCAGCTCCATGCCCGCACCAGCTACCAGGGCCTGACCTCTGAGGAGCTCAAGCGCATCGAGGACGCCGATCGGTTTGTTACCGGCAGCGGCACCCTCGAGCTGTTTGATCACTTCGGATCCCTGGACGAGACGGTGATCCTGCAGCGCATGAACTACATGGTCCGATCACTCGGCTGTGAGTTCCTGTTCCTGGATCACCTCACGATCCTCGGCTCAGGGCTGGCCCAGGACACGCGGCACCTGGACGCCATGGTGACCAAGATCCGCAGCTTCATTGCTGCAACCAAATGCACCGTGGTGGCGATCAACCACCTCAACCGCAGCTCCAGCCAGACCAAGAACATGGAGGACGGGGGCATCCCCGAGCTGCATGACATCCGCGGCAGCCACAGCGTGGTTCAGCTGGCCGACACGATCTGGGCCCTGGGCCGCAGGCGTGGCGATCAGACCACCCACTCCTACTGCCTCAAGAACCGGATGCTGGGGCGCTGTGGTTATGCCGGGTCGTTCCTCTTTGACGAGAAGACCCAGCAGTTCGAGCAGAAGTGGAGCGAGCCAGGGGTGGACTGGTGAGGTGGAACCAGATCAGGCGGGGGCAGAAGGTGCGCTTCTACACCGCTGACGGCTGGAAGAAGGGCGTGATCTCTCACGTCTACGACAACAGCGCTTCTGTTTCCTGGAGCGTTGGATCGGTCAACAGGGTCACGCGCGTTTACGACACACGCAACATCAAGCCCGAATCATGAGGAGCTACATCCTGCAAGTGAAGCTGCCGGGTCACAGGCCCATGGTGATTCACAACATCCACGCCAAAGACTTCCGCGAAGTCAAGCGGGTCATGAAGAGCCGCTGGCCAGACATGTCAACCGTTCACGTTCTCAATTCATGGGAGGTCAAAAATGAACCAGCAGAGTGAGGAGCAGCTGGACGTTGGCCGTGCAGCGATCAAGCGCTGCCTGATCGACGCCTACAGGCGCTGCAACACGGCCGAGCAGGAGGGCGCAGCATGCGTCGCCAGCTTCTGGAACGGCTACATCCGCGCCATGCAACACGTCCTGGAGATGGAAGACGAATGACCAGCTCAACCCTTATCGCCCGTTGCCTCGACGCCTACTGGGGTACGGACGATCTCACCGTCGACGCCACCGCCCGGATGCAGGCCGTTCTGGCGCTGGTGTCCGAGGAGGTCCGCGCCTGGGCGCCAGCCAAAGAGCAGGCCCGCATCTGCCACACCATGGTCCACGAGATCGCTGATCGCCTGCTGCGCGATTCCGATCAGTGGACCGGCGGGGCCAAGGGAACAACCACCACCACCGAACCATGAACCACAACTTTCAAAGCGGCGAGGGCAACACCCGCTCCAAGTTCGACGAGGCCACAATCCGCGAGCTCAGGCTGCGCCACCTGGACGGCGCCTCCTGCTCCGAGCTGGCCGCGGATTACAGCGTCAGCTGCGGCCAGGTCAGTCGCATTGTCCGCTGGACATCCTGGGGTCACACCGACCTGGACCTGAGGGATAGGCCCCGGCCCGTTCACAAGGGCGGTGGCAGCCTGCCCGGTCCCCGCAAGGCGCTGACCCAGGACCGGCTCGAGGCCCTGGGCGTGAGCATCCGCCGCTGGCGCGAGCTGCCCAAGCGCGACTGCAGCGAGTGCATCCACTTCGCCTACGAGAACTGCACCCTGGGCTTCCCCGAGTGCAAGTTCAGCCGCGGCCGTGCCGCCACCCTGTGTGCCGCCTTTGTTGAGGACAAGCCATGACCTGCTGCCCCAAGTGCAACAGCGAAACCCGCTGCACCTCGAGCTTTGTGGGGGCCGAGGGCGAACGACTGCGCAGGCGCAAATGCCTGGAGTGCGACTACCGCTTCTACACCCTGGCCTCAGGGGAAAAGCCACTCGAAACCTGGCAACTCAGCTGGCAGCGGAAGGCTGTCGGTAAGCCAACTTTCACCGTGAGGACTGCAGCGTGACTGAACACAAGGCCACTCACGAAGAGCTCTGCACCAGGGTCAAGGCGCTGGAGCGCAAGTATGAAACCCAGCGCCTGGCAACGCTGGAATGGGGCAAGAATGTTGACACTCACTCCAGGTTGATTGACAGGCTGTGGATGCGGGTTGAAGCGCTCGAAGCCACCTCCAAGCCAACTCCTAATCCAAGCCAAATTAGGAGTTCAACCCCTGAGCCCAGTGCTGCCAAGGGATCTGACCATATTGGTGAGGTCAACAAAATGGTCAGCGGCTCGTTGTTGAAGCGGGTCGCCATCGCCATCAGTCGATGCGAAGACTCTTCCTGCTGGGACGACGAGGCCGTCAACTGGGAGCCTGAAGCCCGCGCCGCGATCCGCGAGGTGGTGGCCTGGCTCAAGGAAGGCGAACACACATGGACTGCGCTGAAGCTGGAGCGGGAGGCCGACCGATGAGCAGGGCCCTTATTGACGTTGATCTGTTCCTGTTCCGCTCGGCCACCAAGGGCGAGCTCGAGGCCGAGTGGCAGCCCGAGGTGTGGACCTATGTGTGCGACCACTCCATCGCCAAAAACGCTTTCCTGGACTGCATGGACTGGGTGCGTGACACGCTCCCGGATCACCAGCCGGCGCTGTGCTTCGGGTCTAAGACCAACTTCCGCTACAGCTTCTGGCCCAGCTACAAGTCCAACCGCCGGGGCAAGCGCCGGCCTGCTGGCTACAAGCAGCTGAGGGCCTGGGCCGCTGACATCTGGGAATCCCTCGAGCTCGACAGCCTCGAGGGCGATGACGTGATCGGGGTCAGTTACGAGGAGGGCGATGTCATCGTCTCCGGCGACAAAGACCTGCTCACCATCCCCGGCCTCCACCTGAAGGATGACGGGACGCTGCTCGAAAGCACGCAGGCTGACGCCGATCGCCGCTTCTACATCCAAGCCCTGGCGGGTGATGCCACTGACGGTTACCCCGGCTGCCCTGGCCTTGGTGTGGTGCGGGCCGAGCGCATGCTCGAGGACTGCACTACAGAGCTGGAGATGTGGAATGTGGTGCTGGCTGCCTACGAGAAGGCAAAGAAGGACCTGGACTACGCAGTTGCAATGGCCCGCTGCGCCAGGATTCTTCGCGCTGGGGAGTATCAGGACGGAAGGGCGCAGCCCTGGAACCCGCCGGTAACCTGAGGACATTCCTCCACCCCTGTAGTGATGGGTCAGTCCTGGGTGCCACCTATTCCCGAGCGCCTGGTGGCTGTCCTGGCCGAGCAATTCCCCGACCAGGCGGCTGATCTTGAGTGGAACGATCGAGAGGTTTGGTTCCGTGCGGGCCAAGCCTCTGTCGTTCGCTGGCTTCACGCCAAGCTCGAGGAACAGCTTTCGGGTGGCATCGACACGGAGCTGGGCTGATGTGTAGCGGAAGCGGTGGTGCCGGCAGCGCAAACGCTGCCGTGATCACAGACCCCCTGAAGAAGACGGACAAATACCGGCAGGCCAAGGCGCGGGTTGAAAACATCAAGGACCGCAAGGATCGGATGGATCCTGAGGCCTATCGCCGCAAGCTGAACAACGCAAAGAAGAAGCTCGACAAGGCTCCGAAGTACGTCGATAAGCGGGCCAACAAGGTCGAGGACGCGACCGACTTCATGTGGGACAAGGTCAAGGACCTGCTTGACCCATCCAATCCACTGAACGTCGCCCAGGACCTGGTCAACGCCTCAACGATGGGGCTGCAGCAAACGATGCAGGGGGTCAACGACCTGGCCACTGCTGCAGCCAACAACCAGCAGCTGCTTCAGCAGGACGCCATGCGGATGAGCATGCTGATCGGCCCGCCACCTCCAGAGAAGACAGCGAACGCGCCACTGATTGGTTCCAACCGAGACGAGGAGACGGATTCCCCCAGATCAAGGGGCAGACGCTCGCTCCGGATTGACCGGGCCAGCGATTCCACTCTCACCATCTAGGAGGCACCCATGGCAGGACAGAAGAAGGTCAACAACGTCGCCAAGAAAGCGGCATCGGACGGAAAGATCAGCGGCTCAGAGGCCAAAGCGATCCAGGCAGCTGCCGCCCAAAGCGGTGGTAGCGCTGCAGTCGCCATCTCAAACCAGGCTGCCAAGGGTGTCACGGTCACCAGCAACGCCCAGCAGAACACCGGGCTCACCATCAAGCCCAGTGGGCAGATCACCTACAACCCTGCGGCCGTCACCTCGCAGCTGTCGTACATCGACCAGGCGCGGATCAACAACGGCCTGATGGTCAACCCGGCTCCTGCGCCAGAGAATCCCAAGTTCACCCAGAACACGGCAGGCACCTACAGCTACGCGGCTCCAACCACGGTGAAGGTGGTCAAACAGGTGGCCGACACTGGGGGCGATGACAACAACACGGACAAGAACACGGATACCAGCCCAAAAGGAACAGGGGACTGGAACGACTCAGTCGATGCCAACGTCCAGGCGCTGCTTGACGCCTTGGCCAAGCAGAACGAGGCCAACGTCAGGAACCAGGAGCTCTACATGGGAATGATGAGCGACCTGGCTGGCCAGATGTCCGCGGCCAATCAGCAGGTCGCCCAGGCCGGGCCCTATGCGGTCACAACATCGGCCGCTGCTCCTGTTGCAGGGGCGCAAACCACGTCGGCCATCACGGCTCGCCGTAAGCCCCTGGCCAACACGTCGTTGGCCATCGGCCCCCTCACCGCTGCCGGCCTCGGCACCGGCCTCAACATCGCGGTCTGACCATGGCAACTGCAGAGCAGCGTTACCGGGCCCTCGAGTCCGACCGCAACTACTACCTCGACCGCGGGCGCCAGGCCTCGAAGCTCACGCTTCCGTACCTGGTCCCCGCCAGCAACGAGCCGACTACCGGCACCAAGGAAACGTTTCCTTTGCCGTGGAACGGCATCGGCGCCAGGGGCTGTCTCAATCTGGCGAGTCGCATGCTTCTTGCCCTGCTCCCGCCGACGGAATCGTTCTTCCGCTTTGCCTTGAACGAGGTGGAGATGGTCAAGCAGGGCATCCCCCTGGAGGCCAAGTCCGAGCTCGAGTCGGCCCTGGCCAACATGGAGCGCGAGGTGCTGCGGTCCATCGAGGCCACGAACGACCGCGTGGCTTTTCACGAGGCGCTGCTGTGGTTGATCATCACCGGCAACGTCCTGCTGTATGTGGGCAAGGAGGGCCTGAAGGTCTACCACCTGAACCGCTACGTCTGCAGCCGGGACCCCATGGGCAACCCGCTGGAGGTGGTCACCTGCGAGGAGCTGGCAGTCAACACCCTGCCCCAGAAGGTGAAGGACATCCTCGAGTCCGACGACGAGGTGGCACGGCTTGTCGGCTCAGAGGACGACCCGGTTGGCGACTACGCCCGCACGGTGAAGATCTACACCCGTGTGCAGTGGGAGGGCGATCGGATCACCTGGCAGCAGGAAGTGAAGGGCCAGCCCATCCCCGGTACTGAGGGCACCGCGCCAGCGGACTCCAACCCCTGGATGCCCCTCCGCATGTCACGGACGGACGGCCAGCCGTATGGCGTGAGCTATGTCGAGAGCGCTGCTCTGGCAGACCTGCAGACCGCTGAAGCCCTGAGCCAGGCTGTCGCCGAGGGCTCCCTGGCCAGCGCCGCCATCCGCTTCCTGGTGAAGCCTTCGGGCGTCACCAAGGCCAAGGCCCTGGCCGAGGCGGCCAACGGTGCATTTGTGCCCGGCGATGTCAACGACGTGGCTGCCCTGCAGGTGCAGAAGTCGGGCGACCTCAGTGTTGCGATGCAGGGCCTGGCCCGCATCGAGGCCCGCCTGGCGCAGGCCTTCATGCTCGCTGACGTGCGCGACTCGGAGCGCACCACAGCAGAAGAGGTGAGGCTGCAGGCGCTCCAGATCGAGAACAGCCTGGGCGCCATTTACTCCATCCTCACCACCGAATTCCAGACCCCCTACGTCAGCCGGAAGCTGGATCTCCTGATCCGCTCCGGGAAGATGAAGCCCCTGCCCAAGGACCTGGTGCGGCCAGTGGTGTCCGTGGGCCTGGCTGCCGTGGGACGGAACAACGACCTCGAGAAGGTGGTCCGCTTCGTGAACACGATCGGTCAAACCATTCCCGACGCCGTGCCCCAGTACATCGTTCCGAGTGAACTGATCCGCAGGCTTGCATCCTCCATGGGTGTAGACATCCTTGGATTGGTGAAGTCGGACGAGCAAATTGCCCAAGAGCAACAAGCCGCCCAGCAGATGGCCCTAGCTCAACAGGCGATGTCATCGCCCATGGCTGACCCACAGAAGCAAGCCAACGCTGCTGCGATTGAGCAGCAGATGGCTGCTGAACAAATGCCCCCCGAACAACCCATCGAATGAGCGACATCAGCCTGTCCACAGCTGAAGCGATCAGCGAAAGCCCGATCGCCCCAGGTCAGGAGGCCCTGCTCGATGAGTTCATTGCCGAGCAGCAGGCCGAGGCCCAGGGCCAGGAGGACCAGAAGATCCTGGGCAAGTTCAACAGCCCCGAGGAACTGGCGCGGGCCTACCAGGAGCTTGAAAGAAAACTGGGCCAGCCCCGCGACGAGGCCAGCCCAGAAGAGTCCTCGTCTCCACAGCCCAAGGCTTACACCCGTGAGGAGGGTGTCAAGGAGTACGGCGAGTTCCTGGCGGACAAGTTCGAGGAGGCCCAGTTCAACCCCTTCGAGATGGCCGCGGCCTATGAGGCGGGCCAGGACATCGAGCCGTTCATGGCTCAGCTGGAGGGCGTTGGCATCCCCCGTCCGGTGGTGGAGCGCTACCTGGCCGAGGGCGGTGGCAGCCAGGCCACTGAGCTCAGCGAGAACGAGATCGCCGAGATGAAGGATCTCGTCGGCGGCGAGGAGTCGTTCACTGAGATCAGCCAATGGGCAGCGCAGAACCTGTCGAAAGACGACCTGGCTGACTACAACGACGTGGTCAACAGTGGCAACAAGGCTGCGATCCGCTGGGCCCTGCGGGCCCTGCAGCAGCAGGCGATCGGCACCACCCAGCGCATGCCTGAGCTGAAGGAGCCTGAGCTGGTGAGCAGCGGCAAGGCGTCCACTACCAAGACCTTCGAGAGCCAGGCCCAGGTGCTCGAGGCGATGAACAAGATCGACTCATCGGGCCGCCGGCTGTACGACGTGGATGAGGCCTACAGATCCAAGGTTGTGCAAATGTTGGCGGCCAGTGATGTATTCGGGTAGCTTCCTGTCAGAAGCTCTGCAGACCTGTAGCGGTGGGCCCTCCTAGGGGGATAACCCATGACGGTGAAGGGGTAAGCGGCCTCAACAACCACTTGCTTCTCTAGAAATGGCCACTCCTCCCGATGCCGCCCTACAGCGGCTTGGCATGATCAAAGGCACGGGTGACGACCGTGCCCTGTTCCTGAAACTTGGAGCCGCTGAGGTGCTGGACGCCTTCTTGCGGACTACGGTATTTCGCGGAAAAACCCGCGAACGCAATATCAAAGGAGGCAAGAGCGTAGCGTTTCCCCTGACCGGGAAGATGAGCGCTCGCTACCATTCTCCAGGGGTCCCTATTTTGGGGGAAGGCAATAGCCCTTCTGACCTGAATGAGCGGGTCATTGAAGTCGATGGCCTGATGATCGCCGACGCTGCCATCGCGCAGATCGACGAGCTCATGAATTTCTACGATGTCAGGCAAATTTATACAACTGAGCTGGGCAGAAGCTTGGCCTATGAGTACGACCGCCGCGTTGCGCGTCTGATCTTTGCCGCTGCTTCCAATGTGACCGAACCGCTGGCCAAGGCCGGCAACGCAGGTCGCATCGGTGCTGGCACGACCCTGTCTGCCGGCTACGCGGCCGCTACCAGCACCGCCAAAGGCGACGAACTGGTGGCCAGCATCTTCGATGCCCGCGTCAACTTCGAGAAGAAGGACGTGCCCACCGACTCGATGTATGCCGTGTTCCCCCCTGAGGAATACTTCTACATCACCCAGTCGGCAAAAGCGATCAACACCGACTTCAACGGTGGAACCACTAACGGTTCGATTGCTTCCGGTCGGACCCTGCAGGTGGCGGGCATCCCCATCTTCATGTCCAACCACGTCACCCAGCCGGCGTACACCAACGTCACCGGCGACAAGAACGCTGACTACGCTCAGAACTTGTCCAAGTGCCGCGGCTTGATCTTCAACCGCGACGCCGTGGGTGTTGTGACCCTGCTGAGCCCCTCTCTGCAGGTCACCAGCGGGGACTGGAACATCCAGATGCAAGCCACCTTGATGGTTGCTCGCCAAGCCCTGGGCATGGGCGTGCTCCGCGCTGAGTCTGCCTACAAGATCGTGGTCCCCTAGGATCTCGACTGACAGAAAGCAGGGGGTCAGCTACGGCTGGCCCCTTTTTTTGTGGCCCGTACCATGAGAGCTACATGGCTGTAGTGGACGATGGGCCTCGCCAACCAGTCGGCAACACCAGGCCGAACGACGTTGCTCGAGGCAGTCAACGTCCTCCTCGAGAACATCGGTGAAGCGCCGGTTGAAACCCTCGAGAACGAGCAGATCGCAGAAGCCCGCGTGGCCGAGCGCACCCTGCTCGAGTTCCACAAGGAAGGGCAGTCCAGGGGCTGGGCCTGGAACAGCGAGACGGACTACCCCTTCCAGAAGGACGGCACCGGCACCATCTCCGTTCCGGCCAACGTGGTGCGGTGGTCGCCTGATCCGTACACCTGGGCCGGCCGCTTCCAGCTGCGGGGGCAGCGGGTCTACGACCGCGAGAACCGCAGCTACATCCTGCCCAGCGCGATCACCCAGGTTCAGGCTGATGTCGTCTACCTGCTGCCGTGGGACGACTGCCCCGAGCCGTTCAACCGCTGGGTGACGGTTCGCTCTGCCCGTGTCTTCTCTGACCGGGTGCTGTCCTCGGACTCGCTGTTCAAGTACACGGCCCTGGACGAGCAGGCGGCGCTCAACGAGCTGCTGCGGATGGAGGCCGAGAACGAGGAATACAACCTGCTGACCGGGGGCCCCGGCACCAAGCCCTACCCGACCTACAACCCCGGCACTGGCCTGTTCCGCGGCATCGGTGGAGGGCAGTTAATTGGCTGAGCTTTTCTCGTACAGCATCCCCAACCTGATCCAGGGGATTAGCCAGCAGCCGGACGCCCAGCGTGATCCAAGCCAGGGCGAGATCCAGATCAATGGCGTCTCCTCGGTGTCGGAGGGCCTGCGCAAGCGTGAGCCCAGCCAGTCGCTGGCCAAGATCAGCACCACCGACCTGGGGGATGTCTACATCCACCCGATCCTGCGGGACTCGGATGAGAAGTATCTGGCGGTGGTCAGCAAGACCGCGATCCGCGTGTTCGACCTGGCTGGAACTGAGTACACGGTCACGGCTGCGGCGGGCGCCTACAGCTACCTAAGCAGCGTCGTCAGCGCCAAGAGCGACATCCGGGCCGCGACGATCGCGGACTACACGTTCATCTCCAACGTCAAGACGTTGCCGCAGATGGATGCCACCCTGCTGGCGCCCACGACGGCCCGGCCTGCAGCCCACGAGGCCCTGGTGTGGATCAAGGCCGCCAACTACGGGCAGAAATACAAGGTCACCCTCAACGGCACCACGGTTGAGGTGACGACCGCAACGGCTGCCGTGATCGTGGCCGGCAGCGTCGTGACCGAGGTGAAGATCTCCGCGGCTGACATCGCGGAAAACATCAGAACCGGCCTGGCCTCGGTGTCAGGCGTGACGATCACCCGTGTGGGCTCGGTGCTGCACTTCACCAGCTCCAGCGCCATAACCCTGGCGGCCTCGGACGCAAGGGCCAACGCCGACATCACGGCCATCACCAGCTCAGTGCAGGCCTTCACCGAGCTGCCGACGATTGCGCCCCAGGGCTACCAGATCGAAATCACCGGCGACCCTGGCAATAAGTGGGACGGCTACTTCGTTGAGTTCAAGGTCCGGGCCGGGGCCGGCACCTTCGGCGAGGGGGCCTGGGTTGAAACCGTGGCCCCTGGTGCTGAGTACCGGATCAACGCCAGCACCATGCCCCACGTCCTGGTGCGGCTGCCCAGTGGCTCCTTCCACTTCGGCCCGCTCAATGGCAGCACGGTCAGTGGCACCGTCCTGAAGAAGTGGGGCGACCGCCGTTGCGGGGACTACGCCACAGCCCCGGACCCGTCCTTCATCGGCAAGCCGATCCAGGACATCTTTGTGTTCCGGAACCGGCTGGGCCTGCTGGCCGACGAGGCGGTGGTTTTGAGCCGGCCGGGTGAGTTCTTTGAGTTCTTCCCCGAGACGGTCACCACCACCCTGGATTCCGACCCGATCGACATCACCGCCAGTGGTACGCGGGTATCAGTGCTCCGTTATGCGGTGCCGTACCAGGACCAACTGGTGCTGTTCTCCGACCAGGCGCAGTTCCGCTTGAGCTCCGGGGACTACGCCCTGACCACGTCAACGGCCACCGTCACCCTGCTCACTCAGTACGAGATCGACACCCGCTGCCGGCCTGTGCAGGTGGGCGGGACGATCGTGTTTGCCCAGAGCAATGGCGACTGGACCAAGTTCCGGGAGTTCACGCTCAAGGGCACGGGCACGTCGATCGCCGCCGACGCTCAGGACTTGACCCGACAGGTGAGCGCCTACATCCCTGGTGGCATCTTCCAGATCGCCGCTGATGACGTGAGCAGCAGCTGGTACGCGATCAGCGACAAGGCGGGCTACACCGACCGGATCTACCTGCACAAGTTCTTCTTCCGCAACCAGGGCAACGGCGCCGAGCGAATCCAGAACAGCTGGTCCCATTGGCAGCTGGGCGGGGCCGACAAGGTGCTGCAGGTCCTGGCGGTGGAGGAGGTGCTTTACACCGTGGCCCTGTACGGCACCGAGGTGTGGCTCGAGAAGATCCCGGTCGCTGACCAGACCGCCGAGAGCATCACCAAGCCCGGCCAGTTGCTGCTGGACCGCTGGGTGTCCACCACCACGGACACACCCACTGCCATCCGCGTGGCCGCTGGCACCTACAACGCCACCACCAAGAAGACCACCTGGACCCTGCCGTACACAGTCAGGCACAAGACCCAGGCCTGGAGCTCCTACTCCAATGCCAATGGCGGCCAGCTCCTGGGCGAGGCCACCACCGGCACCACGATCACGGCCAACGGCGATTGGTCTGCCGGGGCCGTGTTCTTCGGTGAGGCCTACGACTTCGTCTACAGGTTCACCCGGTTCAAGTATTACCGCGATGCCGGCGGCGGCCGGACCGCGGCGAACGTGGCCAGAACCCAGGTCCGCAAGGCCCTGCTCCGCTACCACGAAACCAACTACTTCGAGGTCCACGTCCTGGCCGAACGGCGGCCCACGGCGATCTACAAGTTCGACGGCACGATCCTGGCCGCCAGGGATAGCCAGCTCGGTGCATCGGCCTGGAACTACCAGACCAACGAGGAGGAGAAGCGCTACCAGGAAGGCGTCTTCACCATCCCGGTGATGTCCAAGGGCGAGAACTGCGTGGTGGAGATCCACAACGACACGGCCCAGCCGTGCAAGTTCTCCACCTGCGAGTGGATTGGCCTGATCACTGCCAAAGCGAGGGCAATGCAATGAGGTTCGTTGAGGTCAACGAGATCCGCGCCAGCTTCGTGGCCAAGCACCTGCGCCAGAGCGACCGGGATGAAGTGCTCTACAGCGGTGGAGAAACGCCCTGGGAGGCGGTCTGCGGCAGCTGGCAGGCCAGCGATGAATCCTTCTGCATCGAGGGTGACACTGGCCGCCCAGTGGGCTTGTGTGGGATCACGCCTGCGAGGGAGGGGGGTTTGGTCTGGTTGCTGGGGACGGACGAGATGCTTTCAACGCTGAGCCACCGCAAGCAGTTCCTGGCCCAGGGCCGGGCCTGGGTGGACAGGGGTGTAGTGGATTGGGGCTCTCTTCATAATTGGGTCTACAACAAGAACCAGGCATCAATGCGTTGGCTCAAGACGCTGGGGTTCGTGATCCATCCGGCTCGGCCGATGGGGCCCTACAGCCAGCTGTTCTGCTACTTCGAGCGGGAGGCTGACTGATGGCATTTGGATGGGACGACGGGATCGCCCTTGGCCTTGGCCTGCTGAACATGGGCATCGGCGCAGCCGGCAACCAAGCCAAGAACGCCCAGGACAAGCAGAACTACAAGGATGCGCTGGCCTTCCAAAGAGCCAGCGACAAGTACGCCAGGTGGTCGGCGCGGATTAATACGAGGATCGCCAACACCAGCTCCAAGTACCGCTACTGGGGCGAGCTGGTCAACTACAACCAGAACCTCGCCTACGTCAATCAGCTCAGGAACTTCGAGCTGACAAAGGCCATCAACCAGGCCAAGGTCGTCCGGGAAACCCGGACTGCCGCGATGTCCGACTACGCCGTGCAGGCGCAGGCGTTGAGCGAGGGGGTCCGCGAGCAGGCGATGGCCGATGCCGTCTCCTACTACCAGTACATCCACCAGGGGATGAAGGCCCGGTCCTCGATCACCGCCAGTGAGCGGGAGGGGCAGAGCATCGACCGGCTGGTGAATGACTACGCCCGCCAGATCGGCGACATGCAGGCCATTCGCAACATCAACGAGGGCTTCCGCAATCGCCAGTACACCCGCCAACAGGCCGGGCAGGTTGCGAACTACCTGAGCAAATACAACAGCCAGCAGTTCTATCAAATGCAGCCGTATCAGGACCCGATCAAGCCATTCGCGCCGCTGCCGACGCTGACGATGCCGCAACCGCCTTCGATGACGGGCGCGGGCCCCAGCCAGGCCGCGACCAACCTCGGCTACGGCAACGCAATCCTTGGCGGCGTGAACACGGGGCTCAGCGTCTGGCAGGGCCTGCAGCAGTTCACCAACAGCGGCAAGCCGGGAGGCTGATCACTCATGGCACGAAACGACCAGCTCCCATCCGGAAACATCGTTCCTGCCGCAAGGCCGGTCGAATCCTTCATCCAGCCCGGGCGCATTGATGCCGCTGCCCCGGCCCGGCCGGAGCCACTACGCCTGAGTGGCGATTCCATCGGCCTGGTGAACACGCCGGGCCGGCCCAGTGTTCCCGGCTCCAACCCAGGGGCGCAGCTGGCTGATGCGCTGTCTGCCTTCAACGTCAACCTGACGAAGACGCTGGGCAGTGGCGTCCAGCTCTACGCCTCCAACGAGTACAGGCAGGGCCAGAACGAGGCCTACCGGGCTTACCAGCTGGCCAACCGCCAGATGCAGGTTTCCAGCCTCGAGTACGCGGCAGACAACCGCGCTGTGGCTGCCCGTGATCCGATCGCCGGCCTGGCGATGGACCAGGCCAACCCATTCCGTGTGGCTGGCCGCCAGAACAGGCTCAGCCAGATCGCGGGCACGGAGATCGGTGGCGCGATTGAGCAGGCTTACCGCAGGCAGGCCGGCGACCTGGCGCAGCTGGACCCTGGCGACCCGCGCATTAACGAGGTCAAGGCCGCCCAGATCGCCCAGATCGTGCAGAAGTACGGCCTGGACGAGTTCTCGCCCGGCTTTGCCGACTACGTCCTGCCCCAGGTGAACCGCGCCTGGGAGAAGGTCACTGCCAAGCAGATCGAGGACCGCAACGCCTACCTGAAGGACACGGTGTGGCGGACTGCTTCCACGCAGTTGATGGCCAACCTGCGCACCTGGAGGAACCAGAACCAACCGGTCGAACAGCAGATCGCCGCGATGGCGATGTACCTGGACGACGAGGCCCGCCGCATGGGCCTCCCCGGTGAAGCCACCGACATGAAGCGCAAGGCGATCGAACAGGCCCGGCAGGTGCTGCTGGCTGGCAAGGAGACAGACCTGGCCAACATGCTGCTGAAGGTCCCGGTCGGGCCTCCGGATGGGAATGGGATTCGCGCCACCGCTGGCGCGGCCTATGCCCTCGACATCATGGAGGCCGACGACAAGTACGGCGAGATCCAGCGCCGGCGGCAGGCCCGAGTCGAGGAGGCGGTTGGCGACGAGATCAGCGATCGCATTGCCCAGATCTCGCTTGAGATGGATGACGGCCCTGAAAAGGCTGCAGCCATTGAGCAGGTTCTCAACGATGAGAAGTACAGGGACCTGAGCTTCGCCAAGAAGCTGGAGTTGGCCTCTCAGACCAACAAGCTCGGCGAGGACATCCGCGGCCAGCAGTACGACTCAGATGCCTTTGAGCAGTTCATGGGCAAGTTGGATCGCACCTTTGGCAGCCAGCGTGATCTCAAGACTGCTGACCGTGAGTTCGAGGCCCTGATCCCTGGATTACCGCAGGAGGAGCGCTCTGCTGCCCGCAAGCGGTACGCCCAATGGCGCAACCAAACCCAGTCCCAGCCGTGGCAGCTGATCAACCCAGCGATCACCGCAAAGATCAAGGCCAACCTCGAGCGGGAATACCCCAACCTCCAAACTGCCGCGCTCCGGGGGCTGGGATCCATCGAGCAGGTGATGGCGTGGGGCGATGCCGACTCGCAGCGCTCAGCGCAGCGTCAGCTCAATGCCTACCGCTCCCACGTCCTGGCCCGCCTGGACGAGGCCCGCACCAAGTCCGGCGCTGAACTCAGTGATCGCGCGGCTCAGGCCGTGATCAACCAGGCCATCAACGAGTACGGCTCCAAGGACAAGGAGGCCTACCAGCAGCTGTTCCCCCGCACCGTCGCGGGCGGCAGTGGCGCCAAGCCTGAAGCCAAGCCTGCCCCGCCCCCGGGCATGAAGCCGGCCACCCAGTTGCCGGTGAACCCTGGCCAGCTGGACAACATGCCCAACCGCCAGGAGCGGCTGCAGAGCTGGAAGTCGGAGCCCGTGCTGGGCGCCAAGGCCACCAGTGATCTGCTGCTCCAGGCGCTCAACGGCGGGGCCCTGCCTGCGCCACTGCAGCGGGCCGCCCGTGATGCAGGTGTCTCCCCAGAGCAGTTCCTGATCCAGCAGGCCGACTTCTACCCCCGCGACATCAAGCTGAGCCCCGGCGACCGGAATCAACTGCTGCGTCGTGGCAATCAGTCCAAGGGCTACGACGACAACCGCCAGTCCCGCCAGCCCTTGAGCAACGCGCCGCTGTCGGCTGCAACCAACTGGCTGCTCGACACGCTGACCGGCAGCCGGCCTGCCTATGCGGGCGAGCAGAACCTGATCTCTCTTCGTTATTCCGGCGGTGCCGGTGGAGGCGGACAAGTGACTGGTGATCGTGGAGGACTGGCCTCTCTGACGAGATCTGGCGAAGGCGGGTGGAACAGCGTCAACTACGGCACGACCGGCAGCGCTGGAACCCTGAACCTCACGGGCATGACCGTGGGCCAGGTCGAGCGGATGCAGGCCCAGGGCAAGGTCTTTGCTGTTGGCGCGTATCAGTTCACCCCTGGCGTTCTGGCCAAGGCCCGCAGGGGGGCCGGCCTGCCGCCTGACGCCCCGATGACCCCCGCCAACCAGACCGCGATGTTCTGGGGGCTGATCCTCAACAGCGACAAGCGCCCTGTTCTTCGGGACTACCTCAAGGGCCTCAACAACAACATCAATGGCGCCCACCGCGAGATGTCTCTGGAGTGGGCAGCTGTTCAAGGCCCGAACGGGCGGGGCGCCTACGACGGCGACTCGGCCGGCAACCACGCCTCACTCAGTGCCAGCCGTGTGAGGCAGGCGCTGATCGCTGCTCGCAAAGCCATTTCTGGGAACTGAATCATGCCTGTTGAGTACAAGCGCGATCCCCGCACCGGGAAGGTGGTCCGCGTTGGCAGCGTTGGAGCAGGCGAGGGGTTTGTCTCCGCGACCCCGCCCAAGCCTGCGTCTAAGCCTGCGGCCAAGCCTCGGCAGAAGTCCTGGTGGGAGAAGCTCACCAACGACGCCAGGTACGAGCTCAATCAGCTGAGGGCTAATCCGCAGCGAACCGTGCAACGCCTGCAGCAAAACGTCGCAGCACTGCCAGGCGCCTATTCCCGGCTGGAGGCCCAGGAAACAATCGGAGGTCGGGCCCGTCCCTACGTCCTCGGCCCGTCGCTGGGCATTGGCGCAAATATCGTTCTGGGCACTGCTGGGGCCGCGGCCAACATCGGCCGCAATGCCATAGAGGCGCACCAGCGCTTTGTGCAAGGGAAGCCCAAGGCGGACTACACCACGTCGCCGGTTGCCTCTGGCATTGATGCCGCAGAGGACTTTCTCTATCGCGGCCTGGAGCGGACCCCTCCCTCCCAGATGTCGCCGGAGCAGAAGTCTGGCGCCGACGCCCGATCATCCGGCTCGCTTGCGATCCTGACCGCCCTTGCCGGCGGCGCCGCCCTCCAGGGCCTCAAGGGCGTGGCGTTTGTCGGCCCCAAGGCTGCAGCACTCGAGCAGTTCCTCGATCCCTTCAAGGCCAAGACCCTTGCCGGTGGTGCCACCCGGTTGTTCATGGGTGCAGCGGCTGACGAGGCGCTCACCACGCCGCTGGACAACAACACCGACGGCAGCGCGGTCAGCCTGGTCAACGCGGTCCTGGGGACCGAGTTCCCCGACCCGGTGAAGCCGGGCATGGACCGGATCGATGCGGCCGCTGCGGCTTTCGTGCCGAACACGGTGTTCAGCTTCGGGCTGGCAGGCGCTCTCTCGGGCGGCCTGAACGCAGTCACCCGCTCCCGCCGCGGCGCCCGCACCGTGCAGGAGCAAGAGACCCGGCGCAAGAAGCTCGAAGACGGCGGGATCGAGCAGTCCAACCCGGAGACCGGCGCCACCGCCTTCACCCCAGCAGCGGTAGAGCCACCTGCTGCACCTGTGGACTTCCGCCAGGCCGAGGCGGACTTCCTCAAGCAGGCGGGCATGCCCTCCCGCGAGCAGATCGACGGCCAGGCCGCCGCACCCGCACCTGAGCCCGCACCCGCTCAGGTGCCCAGCCAGGAGATGGCGGTCGGCGGGCCGGTCATGGATCCCGGCGCCCCCCTGCCGTCCAATTCGGCGGACAAGACCGAGGACATCTGGGACGCCCAGTACGACCCCTCCCTCCCTGAGGCGGACGTGGGCCTGGCGGTCGTCGAGCAGCTGGACGACGAGGAGCTGCCCATCGCCGTCCAGGCGGACAACCCGGTTCAGGCCGCCAATGACCTGATCCAGCAGCGCCC